GAGATATTGGATGGTCTTCCATTAAGAGACTCGTTTATGATCTATAAGGAAGATTCCATCTACTCAATGACTTATGTTGGAACTCCTTTTATCTTTGCTTTTAGGCAGCTTTCTCCATCTGTTGGTGCCTTAGCAAAGAACTGCATAGCTGAGTTTGATGGTGGGCATTTTATCCTCGGAAATGGCGATATCTATATCAATGACGGGCAGAAGGTAACCTCCATCCTTCCTCATAAGATTAGAGATTATCTTTTTAATTTCATAGATGGAGCGCAGTATAAGAAATCTTTTGTGGTTGCCGACTATGGTAACACAGAGATGTGGGCCTGCTTTCCCACTGCTGAGAATACCTCTAACCAATGTAATAAGGCTGTGGTATGGAACTGGACTAACAACGCCTTTACTCTCAGAGATTTGCCAAACCTGGCTCATATTGGGTATGGCTCTATTGATGATCCGAATGCCTTTACCACATGGGCTGCGGCCCTTCCAATATGGAGTGCGGCGCTAGGGTGGTGGTCGGAAACTTGGAATACGGTGGAGAATGTTCTGGTAATGGCAGGACTTACCGATACAAAGCTATATCGTAATGCCTCTGGCAACCAAGAGGTTACAACAGACATGACCTCCTATATTGAGCGTACAGGATTGTCTAGTACATCTCAGAATCAGCCAGATCAAACAACTGTAAAGCGCATTAAGGCTATCTGGCCGAAGATGGAGGTGTCTGGCTCTGACAATACAGTTAATGTTTATGTGGGAACCCAGATGTCTACAGAAGAGGCTGTCACATGGACTTCGGCCTATACCTTTAATCCCGACACCCAGTCTAAAGTTTCTGTTAGAGCGTCTGGAAAACTGTATGGAGTCAAGTTCGAGTCTACTGGAGACTTCGATTGGAGACTGGACAGTTACGCAATAGAATTAGATGACGCAGGGCGCAGGGGTTCGCAGAGTTACTGATGGTTATGAACTCAGACCGAGTAGTAAAATCGGTAACACATTATGAGCCCGGGCCTCTTCCATTAGACAAGGAAGACTTGGGGCTTTATGTTGTAACAGAACTAAAGAGACTGGGAAACATCCTGTTCAATCAGGCAACATTCAGGCTAGAAAGGATGCACGCTGTTCCTGATAAGCCAAGGGAAGGAGATATAAGATACTTTGACGGGACCAATGCAGACCCTACTGGCGGTGGCGAGGGCGTTTATCTTTTTGATGGCTCTAACTGGAATAAGTTATAGCTCTGATATACATGGAGTAAGGTCTTCATTTCTACTTGGGGACATATGGAAGGATAAGACAAGCACTTCATTGTTGTACCTCTCCGACTCTTGGTCAGTAGAGGAGAGGAAGCATCACAGGGACAGGCTATTAAACAATGGGGATACCCATATAGACCTGTACGCAAAGGCTACCAGAGGGCATTTGGCGGGTGGTACGGTAAACCCTAACAGCGACTTCCTGTTCAGGCTGAGAGAGTTGAGAGCAGAGGGATTACAGCCTGTATTGTGGTTAATACCAGAGTCAAAGAACGGTGACCACAAAGCCTCAATGGCTGAACACTTTGCCTTTATAGACAAGACAGTCTCAAGCTACGATAAGGAGGCATCAGCATACGTTGTCTGCCTCGAATGCGATGAGATGTTCTCCCCTGCTGAAGTGAATCAGATGGTGAGGCACATCAAGAGCAAGACAGACAGACCAGTAGCGGTTCACTTAGCCCCTGGTGTTGGCGGGTTTAAGGGAGACACCGCATACTACGCAGAGGCTGATTACATCTACTTGCAGTTTGGTGATCACCTGTCTGGGGATTATGTAGCCGATACAGAGATGGCGGTAGCCATGCTCAAGGAAGCGCTGAAGCTAGGAAAGCCTGTGGTCGCTAACGAGTATTCACTTTACTCAGAGAGCGCACAAGCAAAAGCCCTCGGAGACAGGCTCTGTGCAGAGGGTGCAGTAGGAACAGGGAATGGCAGGAACATTGTGTTCTGCGGCCAGAGGGAAGAAAGAATACCAAAGTTTGATGGCTCTGCCGCGCTTCTTGTAGGTGCGATAGCCTCATTGATTGGACTGAGCGTATACATGGAAAATGACTATAGCTCTATTAGTTATAAACCCAAGGAGGGAGCAGGATTCAAGTACGAGACAGACGGGAAAGCATTCCTAACGTACCGGATCAGGTGGTAAAGATACATCTACTTGAACCATCTGATGTCGAAGCCTTATGGGGAGATATAGAACCCTTTCTTGTACGTTCACTGAAACACGCAGAGGGC